GACTTGCGCCTCGGCCAGCGGGTTCGTCGGGTCGGCCTCGAAGACTTGATCGCTGAGGATCTTCGTCGTCAGCGCGTTGCCGCCACGAGTCCAGTCCGTGGTCAACGCAACGCGCACGTCCGTCACGAGATCCTGCAAACTTGTCTTCCATGCGGAATCGTAGACGCCGCACACGATGAGGAGATCCATCGTATGCTCCACGATGCCAAGCCGGCTGTCGTCGTGCGTCTCGCCCTGCGGCACGACGATCAGACACGGATAGGTCGGCACCTCGAAGGCGTTGCCGCCCCAGCGACGCACCGTGTTCGGCACCGTCTTGTACGTCGCCGGCGTCGTCGCGATCGCCGCGAGCACGGTGTCGATGTTCGACAAGATCGACTCTCGTACGGTTGTCGATGCCGGGTATGCCATCAGCGGATCTCCTCGAACGTCACGGTAACAGATCCCGTCTGCGAGCTGCGCCGCACGCGATCGAGCGTGTCGTCGGCGAACCGAACGTCGAGCGCCGAACCACCAGGAGGCGTGTAGCTGATCGCGCCCACGGGCCCATCGACCAAGTCCCACACGCGCTCGACCTCGTCGAGGATGCCGTCCGAGCTGTCGTACACGAGATCCCAGCGCCGCAGCGCCCGCTCGTTGATCTGGCGGGCACGGCTCTGGCCGCTCTGCTGGGGAGCCTGCACGGCTCGCCGGATGCTGGTCTCGATCAGGCGCGCCGGGCACATGGTCCAAGTGTAGAGGGCCACGAGGTCAGCTCCCCGCGCGCGCCGCGGCGCGCTTGACGGCCTCGTTGAATCGAACCACGCGGTCCTTCGTCACGGCGACCGATCGCCACGAATCCCGGAAGCCCAGCCGCGGCGGGACCTCGACCGACTTCTTGAGGATCCAGAGCCACTGCAAGTCGCTCGACTTGGGGTCGGCACGCTGCCGGCCGGGCTTGCCCTCCGACACGATGAACGTCTTGCCCTTCTTCGTGGTCAGGAAGTGGACCTGCTTCGGGTAGCGAGAAAGCAAGTCCCGCGCGCTCGGATACCGAGCCACGCCGGCACCGGTCAGGTTGTCCGACAAGGGGATCGTCAGGTTGCGAGCACGCTTCGGCGTGATCGTGCCGCCGTACTCTTGCAGCCTCGCGTACTTTGTTCCTTGGCTGAAGACCAAGAGCGTCAACGGCTGGCCCTGACCGAGCCCACCGCCCACCGTGTGCGAGAACGACTTGCGCAGCAAGCCGCTGCGATTCTGGAGCAGCACGCCTGAGTTCTTCGGGCCCGAGTAGCCGCGGAACCGCTTGGCCTTCATGTAGCCCTCGAAGAAGGCTCCATGCGCGCGGAACGCCTTCCGCATCTCGACATCCACCGCGCTCGGCAACTTCGCCAGCACGCGACGCAATCCCTCGATGTCGAACGAGAACTTGCTCACAGCGCGATCCGCTTGTAGCGGTTCAGCGTGTACCGAACCTCCTCGAGGAACTGGTAGTCCTTCGTGAACTGCGTCGAGCTGTCGCCCATCGTCACGTTCCCACCAGGCGTCGTCCGACGACGATGCAGGTAGGCCACCTGCAAGTCGCACGCCTGCGCGAGGTCCGCGTAGCTCGAGATCAAGTTCGCCGTCGTCGTAGCCAGACCCCCCGTGTAGGTGATCTGGATGTAGTACGGCAGGATCGGCCGAGCCATCGACCCGGCCGTGAACGGCGTGCCTTGGCTCACCAGACGGACAACGCCGGCCGTGTCCTCGAGGACGTAGTCGTCGTTGCGCACGAGCGTCGTCGCGGTCGTGAAGTCCGTCGTGTCGTTCAGCTTGATCGTGAACGTGGCCGCGCCGTTCACGGGCGCGCCCTTCAGCGTCACCAGCCGGCGGGACAGCTTGATCGGATAGACCTCGACGCGCGAGGTCTGGAGGCTGTGACGCCGCATCTCGGCGTCGAATCGCTCCGACACCGACGTGATGAGCTGGTCGATCAGCGAGTCCTGCGACACGTCCGCATTCGCGATGCCGAGCAGCGTCTTGACTCGTGCGCGTGTCGTGTAGTCCATGGGTCAGAGCACCGAAAGGTTCACGTTGGCGAGGGCGTCGGGAGTCAGCTCCTCGTTGAACTGAATCGCCACGCAGCTCGTCTGCGCGCTGCTCGACGGCGTGATGAGCGCGCGCACATAGAGCTTCACCGCGGAGTGGTCGACGATCACCGATCCAGATGTAAGTGCCACGTCGCCGGAGAAGGTGATGGCATCCCCGAAGTTGGAGTAGCTCACGCCGTCATCGCTGTGCTCGACCTGCACGACGCAAGACTTGCCAGTCGACGCGAAGTTGCACTGAATGAGGAAGCACAGGTGCCGATAGTTCGCGCCAGTAACAGCCGTCGTCGAAGACGAAGCGCCGCCTGCCGTGCGAACAAGCGTGACCTTGAGGCCGGTCTTTTGATCGTTGAACATTTCAGCCTCGGTAGGCGTTGACCGTGTTGGTCTTGGATGTGTTGACCGCGTTGAACTGCATGTAGCCGATGATCGGCACTACGTTGGTTCCTCCGGTGTGCGTGACTGAAGCACGCAAGTACTGCTGAACAGCGGAGTGTGATACCAAGATGTTTCTTGAGGCGGACGTTCCATCGCCCTGAGCCACAGAAAACTCGAACTCTGTTCCCGGAACGTCCGACCAGTTCGCATTGTCGGCGCTCTGCTGCAACTTGCCCGTGAACGCGCGAGCGCCGGTGATGTTGGCGTTGACGACGAACAACGTGTGCCGGTAGCCGTTCGGAGTGATTGCTTCCGTGGTTTCAGTCGTCGACGCACTGAGCACCACGCCGGGCGCGCGTAGGCTTCCGACGCTGACCGATGTGCTGCTATCGAAGTTCATCCCTCGCTCGCTTTCTTGCGGCCGCGCCGCTTGGACTCCACGCTACCTGATTCCTGCTGCGGCGCGTCTGGCGTGATCGCCGGCACCGAAGCCGTGTACCTAATGAGCATCGCCGTCGGCCACTTGGCCTTCGACGTCAGCACCGCGCCCATCGGCGCCGGCACGAGCTTGTACTCCTGTCCCGCGATCTCGCGCGCGACCCACGGGTCGTCCACGTCGAGCGTCTGGCCGGACAAGAGCCAGACCTTGTTGAGGCCCGCGGCCTTCGGGTCGTGCAGGACGTTCCCGTGGTTCACCATCATGAGCTTCATGCCGCGATCCTACAGAAGGAAGAGGGCCGCCGCCGCGCTCGGCGACGACGGCCCTCGTGCTCATCTCGACTGGATCAGTCGATCGAGAACGACATCGTGTTCAAGGTCACGCTCGTGCCAGTTGCGTTCAGCAACAGGACGGTCACGCCCAGATCACACGCAGCCGTACCCACGGTCGCCTGAATCTTGATGAACCGCTCGCACTTGTCGGTCGTGCCAGCGGTCGCGCTGTTCAGACGAATGCGACCCACATACACGGCCTCATCGTTTGCTGCGACGACTTGAGTGAAGGCCGCGCCCGTCAGGTCGGCATAGGTGCCGCCCGAGGTAGCGCAGTCGCGCACGATCACATCGACCGTGCCGCTTGAGCCAACCGTACCCGCGTCGAAGATCACCACGGCTTCGGCGAAGCCCGTGGTGTCGATCTCTGAGGATGTGGCCACTGCCGCGCTGTAGTTGTCGGCCTTGAGGGCCTGCACAACTTTGTGGTGTGAACGGAAGTCCATTTGCATCTGAGTGTTCTCCTAGTTGTTGATCGAAGATCAGGTCTGGGCCGCGAGGCCAGTCGAAACGCAGAAGGCTTCGGGGAAACGAACGCCCACGTCGACGGTCATTCCGGCGAGGATCTGGGTCTGGCGCTTCGTGAAGTTCGTGCCTTCGCGGCTTGCCGCGAGGACCATGGTGCCCCACTCCGCGACCATCGAAGCCGCGAACGCACCCAACAAGATCTTGTCGTTGGGCAACTGCGTCGACAGCACGTAGCGGTGACCAAGCACGCGCTCGATCATGCTGCCGTCGATGAACGGACGAACCTTCGGGTTGACGTTCGCGCTGCTCGACACGGTGTCGAGTTGCTTGCGAAGTTGACGGAACTGGTTCGGGTGGAAGGCCCACACGAACTCGCCCACGGTCTGCGCGTTGTCCTCGAACAACTTGTGCTCCATGTTGATGAGCTCGTTGTACGAAGTCGCCGCATCGAGAGCGCCACTGAACGACTGGGTGTTGATGCCGCTCGTGTTCATGATGCCCAGCGGCTGACCAGCGGCACCCGTGCCGTTGAACACCGCCGCGTCGATCTTGAGACCGATGTCGCGCGCCAGTTGAGTGCGCACGAGTTGCTCGGCACCAGGAGCGCCCAGCTCGATCAGACGATTCGACAGCGTGCAGAGCGCGAAGACGTCGTGCGGGTACAGGTCGATCTGTCCGAAGGACATGTCGCCGCTCGTGACGGCTTCGACCTCACCCAGCCAGTAGGCCGTGGTCGCGCCCGTGATCTTCGGGATCTGCACCGGCGAGCCGGTCAAGCCAGACATGCGCACGGTGCCGGCCTGATAGGCCACGA